GTGAATTGCCGCCGCAGCGGGTCGAGGGCCTCATTCAGGCGCCGGTCGAAATACTCGTCTGGCTGCATCAGGAAATCGGGCCGTGGCTGCGCTCTTTGCCGCTCGGTTTCGATATCCTGCAGACGTTGTTCCGCCTGGCGCCGCCGGTCCCGCTCGTCGAGCAGCTCGGCGAGCGGCACCCGTTCGCGTTGCGGCTCCGGCGCCGGTTCCGGTTCGCGGGCCGGTTCCGGCTCACCCCCTTCGAACTCACGGGCGGTGGGTGCCCTTACCGCTTGATCGAAAAGCTCCTCATCGCCCGCGGGAGCCGCGGGCGTCGTGCGGTTAGTTGCCATCTTAGTTCTCCAGAGTGTCGTCCTGGGAGACGAACCGGCCTGTAACGTCGGCCGCATCACGAAACAGCGGCAGTGGAAGCCCCGCTGCGGACTGTCACACCGTCTGAGCCGAAGTCTCGGAGGCCGGTGACCCGCCCCGCTCGTAACGTCGAGCGGCTACGAACTCGTTAGACCGCATGCACGATCAGGAAAACAAAGAGCAGCGACATGATCAGGCCGACCGCGAAGCCGACGCCAAAGCCGCGGCTGAACTCGTAATTGAACACCTCACGGGCGCGGCAGCAACGGCCGACCCGGCTCGACCAGGCCGACGAGGTTGAGCAAGAGCACGATCAGGATCAGCACGCCGATGACGGTGATGACGATCTTGGCCACCCGGTTGAAGGGCGCCGGCACCGGGATCGTATCCACCAGATAGGTCAACAACCACAGGATCAATCCCAGTACTATGACATATATGACAAAATATATTAGAGCTGTGATCATTGACGGCCTCCTAGGCCATAAGCGCCGGCAAACAGAGGCCCATGATCAACAGGCTTGCCCTTCAGCTTTTCTTTCATACTCTCGCGAGCGCGCTCATCGGAGCCAGCTACACACAGCTTCATGCGGCGGCGAATGTCGGTCTGATATTCTTCCTCACGCTCGATTAGGATGGCCCGCATGCCTTCGCGAAAAGCCGCCTCGCCCGTGGTGCCCGTGCCTGCGAACGGATCAAGGATCACGCCCCCGGGAGGTGTAATGAGCCGCACCAGCCATTGCATGAGATCGACGGGCTTGACGGTCGGATGCTTAGAGCCGAGGCGGTCGTCACTGTCGGCCTTGGCGGTGTAGAAAAAGCGGGCGGCTGAGCCGGAGTCGGCATATAGCGCGCCGTTTGGCCCGCCGTCGCCCTTGTCAGAACCGACGCCGCCAAAGCCGCCAGGACGCTTGCCGCCGCCCTGCCCGCGCAAATCACCACCGCCCGCATCAGGGAACATCGCCACCACTTCCGGCGAGCCATCGTGGACGAAGTTGGCAGGCCAACGGCCAAGCGGGCTTGGTTGCGAAGCCTCTTTATTGTGGTCGACGAACGAGACCGAGCCGCCCTCATGCGACAGGTGGCGTCCCTGCCACCCACGCGCAGTCGGATCGCTGCTCCAATCGGTCGCAACTCTGCATCCGTCTATATTCAGCGCGCCCGTGCCGTGCTTGAGGACGTTCTCGACAACCGTGCCAATGAGCGGTTTTCGCGCGAGAACGATAGGCTCCCACGCGGGTTTTAGAGCCGTGCCGAAGCCTTGCCATTGGCGGGCGGCGTCCGTGGCAGGAGCGGTGACCGGAACGAGTTTCGTTTCTTCGGGGTGCGAGGCAAAAGCGCCAGCTTCCCAAGTTTCCCTATCCCCGTTGCGTTGGATTAAGGCGCGCTTAAATTCGCCAGTCTCCCGTGGTTTGGCTCCCGCGGCCTGGTCAATTCCCTTGCTGACATCGTGGCTCTTGGGAAATCCGGAGCCATAGGCCCACGCCAATTGATCGCGTATCTCGAAGCCCACATCCTCGATGGCGCAGGCCAGGCGATGATAGGTCCGTGTGCCGCCGAAAGCGACGAGATGCGCTCCCGGCTTGAGCACCCGCAAGACCTCGGCCCAAAAAGCCGGATCATGCGCGACCTGCCCGGTGTCCCAGTGCTTCCCCATGAAAGTAAGCGCATAGGGCGGGTCGGTTACGCAACTATCGACCGAGCCGTCATGCATGCGGGCCAACACGGCGAAACAATCGCCAAGGCGCAGAACGACTCGGTTGTCGAGGAAAGATTCTGTGCTCACACCGCAAGCCTCACGCCGGATGCCTCAAATGACAAAAGTGAAAAAGAAAACGGGCGCCCCTACCGTGGCCACGGCCGAAGAACGCCCGCCCACGCAGGGAGCCGGGATCAGAGGCTCGGACTACGCTTCAACGTCGCCCCTGGCAGAGCTCGCGATAACGCTGACAATTACCGCGACCTTGCTCGCCTAATTCTTCCTTATGCATGCAAGCGGCTCTGAGCTCGCGGCAATCGGGCTCATAGCCATAGTGTCGATGACGACCATAGCCAGGCTCGACACGGATGCCTCCCGGTCCGACCTCGATACCTTGCGCGAAACTCAAACCGGGCACGGCCAGCAACGCCACGATGGCGACGACTGTTTTCATGCGATCCTCACACACGTTTGCGATGACTCATAGGAACGTCATGGGCCGGCATGAGCGTGGCCGACAGCAAGCCCGGTGGCCCGCCAAGCCCCATGGGAGGCCCGCCAGGCGGCATTCCCGGCGGCGGCATCCCCATGGGCGGAGGGCCACCGGCAGCGAGCGGCGGCCCCCCTGAAGCCGCCCCCGGTGGCCCGCCGGGCATGGGTAGCCCCGCAGGAGAAACCGGAGGCGGGCCACCAGGACCAGGCGGACCTCCCGGCGCCGGTGGTTGTCCACCGCCACCCGGCAAGCCTGACGGGGTGGGAGTAGCCCCTTGAGGCGCGCCGGAGGCGGCGTTAAGCAATTGATCCATGAGATCCGAATCGTGCGAGCGCATGCCTTGCATCGAGTCCATGGCGGTCGAGCGCTCGGTCGATTGCGCCTTCTGCACCTCGTGGTGCGACATGGCCAGGCGATGAATGGCGCCGGCGCGGCTCTGCATGGCGTCGGCCTGCTTCTTCTGCGTGTCGGCCTGCTTGTTCTGCAAGAGCGCCTGTTGCGCCGCCTGCTGATGCGGTTGCGGCTGTTGCGATTGCGTCAGCATGCCGATCAGCTCGCGCTTCTTGGAGGCCGGCAGCGGCGACACCTCGAGCAACACTTGCGGCGGTATCGGGATCTTCTGTTGCGCCATCACGGTCAGGATGTCGTAGACCGACGCCATCGTGTTCGGCGTGTCCGGCCCCTCGTCGGCGATGATGTCCACGTCGATGTTGCCGAGCTGGTTGACCAGCACCGGCCGACCCCACTGGTCGGCGCGCACGGCATTGACCTGCACATACTGCGCCAGGCCCTGGTCGGAGGTGACGCGCAGGATGCGCTCGGCCGTCCAGTTGCGCTGCTGCTGCACCCAAATCAGCCGATAGATGCGCTGCCGCCAGTTGCGCCATTGCGTCAGGAATTGCCCCATCTCCGACAAGCCGGCCTGCTGCTGAGCGTAGAACACCCGACCGCTCACATCGGGATTCTGCGACAACGACGCCAACATCGCCTGGTTGGAAGGCCCCCAGGAATCGAGCTCCTGCTTGGCCTCAGAATAGAATTGCGCCTGCTTCAGGAACTCCTGATCGGCCGACGAGAACTCGGGCTTGTTCTCCGGCGGGCCGTCCCAGACGATGACGCCGTCCGGCCGCGCACTCTCACGCCGGATGTCCTCGACATCGGCGTCCTCGTCGCCACCCAAGGCGCCACGGCGCACGATCAGCTGCCGGGTGTTCATGATGTGCACCGACTTGGCGCGGTGATAGTTCAGCGCCCGCTGCGGCCCCTTCAGGGTGCGCACGAAGCCGTAGTGGTCGCCGGCGGCATCGATCTTGATGGCGAAGGCGATGAAGCGCGACACCGTCTTGCCCTTCTCGTCGAAGAAAGGTGACTTGCCGGACTGCAGCACCGTGTCGCCGGCGTAGAAGCAAAAATGCCAATCGCCCTTCATCCGGTACCAGTGCTCGACCACCCGGATCTTAGTGCGACCCTGACTCCAGAGGTAGCTCTTGTCGGTGTCGAAGATGGTGTAGCCAATCGAGTCGAGCGAACCCACCGCGTCATCGAACTTGTCCGGCCACAACTCCTCGAACTCGTCACGCGTGCAGAGCTTCGAAATGCCCATGAAGCGGCAGTCGGAGAAATCCAATTTCAGCGAGCGCGGATCGTAAAAGAAGGTCGTCTGATCGACAGTCGCCACCTCGAGGTCAGGATCGTCCTTGTCGCCCGGCACCATCACCA